CTCGTGCAGATGTAAATTTGCGCGTGCCCACTTATTTCGAGACCAGGGAGGAATTTTTGGCTAACCGCGACATTTATGCTGCGGCACGCTTTTCCCCTCTCTGGTAACTCCCCTGTGGTGTGATCTTGTGTGTGCAAAATCGGAAATAATGCACCCACACTGCTGCCACTTGGACAGAAGTTGCTGTTTCTTTACAACAGCTTTCCAATTTGCTAAAGATTAATCTTGCTTTAGCATCTAACAACAGATTACCGATTCTCAAACAAATTCAAATACTGATTACGACCAGGACCAGAATACTGTTGTGGACGATACTCGTGGGAATTTGATGACGGACATCCAGATGTCCCCAGTCGCAACTCCCATGCCGTCCACTACTAGTATTATGGCCCTCAATGATACGACTACGCATGATATACGGACTATCCTTGAACGACCTGTAAACATTAATACTTATGAATGGAAAAGTACTGATGCTGAGCTTTCGACAACAATACCCGGTGGATCTTATGACGCTGATACGATTAATTACTTGCAAGCATTTAATTTCCCGCAGCAGATTCTTAGTTCATCGGCTATTGTTGCCGACAAGCTCAAAAATTATCAATATCTTAAGGCGGATATTGAGATTGAAGTGAAGGTTAACGCACAACCATTCTTGCAAGGTGCGCTGATGCTCGTGTATAATCCCTATCTTCCTAAGGTAGGTGACTTTCGACGAAAAGGAACGCGTTTTCTCGCGTCTCAAACATCGTGTCCTAACAAGGTTTTATCCCTTGAGGAAGGCAATTCACTTAAATTAATTTGTCCTTACGCAAATATCTACGACTTATTTGATTTATCAAATGAAAACAATCAATTTGGAACTGTTTATTTGTACGTATTTTCCCAACTTCGTGGTGCCGAACTGCCCGTAGCATGTAAATATACTGTCTACGCGCGATTCGTAAATCCACAATTCTATGTACCTACTCAAAATTCTATTTCAACTTTTGAACATGACATTGAACGATTGGAGCTGGCTGGATATAAAGTAAGGAGGCGAGAGCCGCGGCGACATGCCCAAGCACTGTTAACTCCTAGGAGTGCGCCGG